TCATATCGTGTATTTCTGGACCACATTTTACGTAAACCTTGTTGGTAGGTAAGGTCAGCTCGGATGTTAACGAGTCCGATAACCATGCCATGCTCGGTGAAAGATTGAGTAAACCCATTATTAGTAGAATGCAAAGTTCCAAGAGCACTAAGTTCACCAAGAGGAGTGGTCGATCCTGTAGCGCCTGTTGCGGAAGTTTGAGCAATAGGATTGATATTAACATTAGTAGACCCACCCCCGAGATATTCAGGACGTTGGAGGCGGGCATCTGGGCTAATGACGCCAAAATGTGCACGAATGATTTCAGTATATCGAGTTCCTCCACGAGCGTCCCTTTCGAGTAGTTTTTGTATTTGGAATGATTGGCGTAGTTGGTTGATGGTGGAGGCTGTAGCTTCTGATAAATCAGCATACATTGGTGTAGCTGTTGGTGCTAAGCCAGAACCATTTAAGAAAGTTGTTGATGTATCAAACTTGTGTAGGTCACCTGTAGTAGTGTCGCGGATAGCGAGTTGATTGTCAACTCCGGTACCCGACCATGAAGCATCGGCTGTAATTGGAGCGAGTTGACCTAGAGGTAGAGTTACGGCTTCGCCTTTTTGAGGCCATGGTAAGCATGACGTAAAGTAGTCATGACGTTTGCCTCGTTTTTTTAGTGTGTAGTCGGTGATGGTATCAGGACCATCGTCTTTATCGACTACGAGTGAATTTTGAAGGTTTTCGTCTCGAAACCATTCGTTGTAGATTAGATTGTAAGCGCGTGTAAATAGCGCATTGTGAGATACGGTTGATGATGCCTCGACTTGGCCTACTGTTGGTAAGCCCATATAGTCTTGCAGTGAACCGATAGCGTATCCACCTACTGGTGATACTTGTTGTGGTATGGAAAAGTCGATAGAATCGCCGGGGTCAGTTTGTTCCCCCATGAATTTTTGCCAATTGTCCCATACTAGACGGTTGGGGACAAAGAAGAAGAAGGACTCCATTTTTAGATTGTCCATTATTGGGTATATTGGTGTTGCCATGCGTGCGAACGCTGTCATTGAGAAGTTGAATGTATCACCGGGAAGGACTTCGTCTACGTAAACTGGGACTAGGTCCCCGGAGTTGAATGTTGTTTTGTGAGTTGATTGTCTGTCGAATGATGAGCGAGGTATATCGCTCTTGGGAGTCATTGCGAATTTGTGGACATCTACGCTTTTGTTGCGAGGGTTTTTGAGTGCCATGTGAGATCCTTTGGTTAATCAATGTTTCAGCCGGGCAGCTGCCCGGCTTCCAAAATTGATTTATTAAGTTGGGTTATGTATTAGTACTTCTGTAGCAGTTACTAATTGTATAGGCATTTTAGAGTTTTCGGGTGGTGAAATAATGCCTGTTTTGTCATTGAATGAACCGAGATGAAATAGTTTGTAATCATCCGGATGACGGTTTAGTGGATTTTCTGGTGCGACGTGGTTGACTTCGTCAGTGAAGGAACGGATTCCCGTACCTTTTGATGGTGAAGAGAATGGTCGACCGTAGGCGCCTAGTGCAGAGTCGTAAACGCTAAATAATTGTAATACCATTTTAAATCCTTTATATGAATGTTTTGTTGAGATTTCTCTTACGTGCTTCTAGTGCACAGAACTCCCGGGTCTGTAGCCGGTGTTCTGTATTGTCCTTTTTGAATTTATGAGCCATGAGTATCTTTTGGTAAGTGTAGTCATCGTATTCAAAAGGAAAATCTTCTTGAAAAAGCCGGTCGTAGTATGCCGGTATTTTCGTTTGGTGTCCGTCTGTAACGACGGAACCTGTGTTTATGATGTCTCTTTTGTATTTGTCGTACCATGGTTTACCGATTCCGGGACGGAGAGACATGCGATTGAATTCTGGAGTTCGTTGACTGATTTCACCAGTGTCTTTATTGATGTGCCGATAGTGTTCTTCGGCAGGATCGCCAGTGATTTTTTCAATGATGTATTTGGCGATGTAGTGGCAAGAGGTGTAATTGACTTCGCCAATTGATGCGAATCCTTTGCCCCAGAGTTGGGTGAGTTCAGATGATACGAGAACAGGTTTGCCGCTTTTCGACGTTGTGTGCGGCGTTGCATCTTGGAACATATGATTGAACAGTATTGCATGATAGTGCGGTCTTTTGGTTTGCGAACCGTATTCGCCGGCCATATAGAAACGTATTTTAGTTCCATATTTTTTCCTTAGTTTTTTCATGAATAGTTGATAGTGTTTGTAATTCAAAGACGAGTCGGCAGGGAGGTGCTGATCGTCGTAGGTTAGTGTAATGAATGTATTTTTTTTGTGCATTGATGCTTCGTGTGTGCATCTTATAGCCCATTGTCTGGCGCGTTCGGCTCGGCAGCCTATACAGCCGCGACAAGGTAGTGTAAGGGGTTGTTGAATCCCCTTGTGATTTGAATTGTAAGTGATGCCACCCTCTTCGAGAAGGTAGGCATCTTGTGGTTTGAAGCAAGGCATTTATAGACGGTATCCGCCACGCATTACGCCTCGCATGTTTGCTGCTTTGGTTGTTTTGGTAGCGCGATTAAATTTTTTCGCTGATTTAGTTTTGTTTACTCTAGAACGTCTCATAATAATTTCCTTTGCTTAGTTGGTTTGTGTGTAGTGAACCCTTAAAGGGTGTCACTTGAGGTTATTATATCAAGTAGTTGTAACCTCTGCAACTGAAGGTTCAGTTGTTTTTTCCGGAGCTGGTGCTGGTGCCGATTCAGGCTCCGGGGTGAGAGCTGGGTCTATTAGACCCAGCGATTTTAGTTCGGCGGCGTTGCCTTCTTCTGCACAGAAATCAAGGAATTCTTGTGGATCGTTATGGAATCTTGCACGTACGTGGGCAGGCATAGAATCAAATGATTCTCCAGCTTGCGCGATAGCATTAACTGCTGAGTGGTAGTCATAGACTCCAGTGAAGTCCCCGTAAGTAGGAGTTCTAACTCCTGTAGGCAGTTTGCCCGAGATTCCAAATTGTTTGACAATGTAGTTGATGTCTGTTGACTCCAACATGTGTTGCTGAGCGAGAGATAAATCATCGCAGCGCAAAGCGCTGTCTTGGGAAGCTTGGTTATGGTCATAATTGTAAGTTGTCCTTAAGAATGGTTTTTTCATTTTTTGCCTCTAGATTGGTTCATTAATTTGAGAAACTCGACAAGAGTTTTCATTAATGTTGATGATGAGCCGGTGGTTTCGTCAAAACGTTCTGTGTTTTTGGCGCCGGCTAGATAGGTTTTTTCTAATTTAGTTTTAATTTGAGTTAAAAGTTTATTAGCTTGGGTATTATTTGTATTAGCTTTTATTAAGCCATTAGTTTCAATGGCGTTTTTTACTTCTTGTTGTACTTTGTTGTACGTTACTGAATTTAAAGCTTTTACAGAGTTATTTCGGTCGATTTCGCTCCACATTTTTTGAGCGTTTTGTTCTACAGGTAAAGTTTCAGATTTAATGCGGTCAGTTTCAGCCGCAGTTTTTTGAGCTGTAGTTTCATTGAGGCGAGTTTGAGATTGTGTATTTTGTAATTGTGCGGCAGATGTAGCAGCATTAATGCCGGCAGCAGTTACATTGCCTATATCAGCCTTTGTTCCTCCGGGGGTGGATGCTCCCCCTTGGGAGTAAGCTAACATTGGATTTAAGCCGGCTTTACGCAAGTCTGAGACGCCTCTTTGGTATGATGTGTTGGACATTCTTTCTTGAAAGTCCATTTGAGCCTTAGATTGTGCGATGTTGCTCGCGTTAGTTCGTTCTTGACCTACAGCGCCAATAGCGCCCCCGAGAAGGGGAGCAGCTACTTTAGCGACTGAGGAAAAGGCTTTTGATATTTTAGAGAATAAGCCCATTATAATTTCCTTAGAAATGGTCGATTAAGCCAGGTACAGAGTACATTGGCAGTGGTCGGGTTGATTTGACTTGAATGAAGCTGTCAAATATGAATTCTTGAACGTCGGCAGCAGCGCCAACGGCAAGGATGCGTGACATAGGTACATCTTCAGTGATGAAAGTGTCGTTTAATGTCGGACGGGAAGCGAAGTTTTGGGCAAGGTGCCAGCCGTCAATAGTGCCAGAGGCAGTAGACCGGAAAAGTCCGGAAATTTGTGATTGTAGATAGCGATATTCTGCCCATCGTTCTTGATAACCGAATACGTCATCGTCTGCGGCTTCGCCTGTAACGTAAAGTTCTTTGTTTAAGACGCCTTGCTCGCCAAGCATAGCGAATTCGGGGAAGTAGTAATCATATCGTGTATTTCTGGACCACATTTTACGTAAACCTTGTTGGTAGGTAAGGTCAGCTCTGATGTTAACGAGTCCGATAACCATGCCATGCTCGGTGAAAGATTGAGTAAACCCATTATTAGTAGAATGCAAAGTTCCAAGAGCACTAAGTTCACCAAG